AAAGTCTGGGCAACCAGCACCAAAGCAGATAATGGCTGATATTGCTGATGATGGGAGCATTAAGTTTTTAGAAATGCCTAACCTAAGACAGCTAGACCAAATTAAACAATCTATTGGTGCTGTAGCATTTAAGGATGTGGATAATCTTGGTAGGCCAACAACCGATGCTTTAGATGCGGTTCAATGGTATCGTCAAATATCAGATAGCTTAAAGGCTGCGTCACCAGATTATGCAAAAGCTGTTGCCGCTGGCGGTGATAAGATTAGTTTGGATAATGCGCTTGAGTTAGGTTTGAGTATGTTAAGCCCTAAGCTAACACCACGACAAGTATCTCAAGCCTTAAAAGGTGCTGACGCTACAGACAAACAGTATACTAAGCTAGGTATTCGTAGTGCTGTAAATGATCTTATAGGTAATGCTAAGGCGACTATAGCGTCACCCGACATTGATATAAACGCATTGCGTACAGTGTTTGGGCAGTTATCCTCAAAGAATGCTCGTGATAAAATCGGTTTAGTGCTTGGCTCTAAAAGCGCTAATCAATTATTTAAAGACTTGGATCGGGCGCAGATGTCTTTGGCCTTGCGTGCAGCTACTGCCATAAACTCTAAAACGTTCACGCGACAAGTTGCGGAAAAGCAGGTTGATGACTTAACTGATATTGGCGCTATATCCCACTTACTAAGACTTGAGCCAGCAAAAGCTACTCAAAAGCTTACACAAACGATTACAGGTGAAACAGATGCGCTTGGAGTTGCTGCAAAGCAAGAGATATTTACTGACATTGCAAGGGCATTAACTCAGATCAAGGGTAAAAATGCTAGAACTGCGCTTAAAGTAATAAGCAGAGCGTCAAAAGGTCAACAAGTAAGCGATGAAGAGCTTAAAGCAGTTAGTGATTTGCTGCTTGATAGGTCAGGATTTGCTACAATAGCAGCTAGTTCAGAGCTTGCACAGACAATGGTTAACGGGGATCAGTAATGCCAAAGATGTCAGAACAGGATATTCAGGGAGCAATTAAGCAGGCCATACAGGCTGCCATTGATTACGTTGATAGTGATATTAGCCGTCAGCGTGAACGCGCCCAGCGCTACTTTGATGGACAAGTAGACCTAGAGCATGAGGATGGACGCTCTAAGGTTGTTTCTACCAAGGTGCGTGACGTAGTACGTGGAGCTAAACCTAGCTTAATGCGCGTGTTTATGTCCAACGACAAGTTTGTTGAGTTTACTCCTAAAGGCCCAGAAGACGTAGCTAACGCAGAACAAGCAACAGCCTACACTCATTGGGTGTTTAATAAGTGTGGCGGTTATAACGTACTTAGTAATGCGATACATGACGCTTTGATTAAGAAGGTGGGATTGGCTAAGGTTTGGTGGAATACTGAAACCATTGCTAAAACGTACACCTACGAGAATTTATCTGATGAAGAAGTTCAGATCTTAGTATCTAAAGAAGGTGTCGAGGTTGTAGAGCATAGACAAGAAATTGAAATAGAGATGGATGAAAGCGGCTTTGAAATGGAGCGCAACACCCATAGCATGGTTATATCTCACAAGTACGAAGAAGGCGAGATGGTCATTGAAGGCATCCCACCTGAAGAGTTCTTTATCGATGGTTCAGCTAAATCCATTGATGATGCTTATATTGTCTGTCACCGCACAGAGAAACGTGCAGGCGACTTGGTAGCGATGGGATACGATCAAGAGGTTATTGATAACCTATCAGGTCAAGATGACGATACATTAAGTGGTGAGGAAGAGAAGGTCTTGCGTTTTGGTGAGTCTATCGACACTACTGAAGGTTTGGCTAATGACCCATCGATGCGAGTTATCATCGTTACAGAAGCCTACATGCGTATTGACGTAGAGGGTGATGGCGTACCTACCTTGCACAAGTTCTTATGTGGCGGTACAGGATACGAAGTATTAGAAATGGAGCCTTGGGATAAGGTACCTTTTGCTGACTTTCATGTAGACCCAGAGCCACACGCATTCTATGGTCGGTCTTTGGCTGAACTAGTAATGAATGACCAGGATACTACCACATCGGTATTGAGAGGTATTCTTGATAACGTAGCATTGGTCAATACACCACGTCTGGAAGTTAACGAAGACATGGTAGAAATGGACGATGTGCTTAATAACGAGATTGGCGCAATCATTCGATCAGAGCAGATTGGCTCAGTAAACCCATTAACAGTACCTTTTGTGGCTGGATCAACTCTACCTGCGCTACAGTACCTAGATATGCTTGTTGAAGAGAAAACAGGTATTAGTAAAATGTCTATGGGCCTTAACGCCGATATGCTTCAAAACACATCAGCCACAGCCGCAGCACTAACTGCACAAGCTGGAGCAGGTCAGGTTGAAGTGATGGCGAGAAACCTCGCTGAAGGCACTAAGCGCTTATTCCAACTAATGCTACATGTAGCTGTTAAAAACTCTCCTGACGAGCAGATGATGCGTCTGAATGGGCAATTCGTGCCAGTAGACCCAAGTGTTTGGGATATTGAGATGGATATGGAGATTAATGTTGGCTTAGGAACAGGTCAGGAAGATGTTAAAGCCGCAGCTCTTATGCAGACATTTGCCACACAGCAGCAGATTTGGCAGACCTATGGCCCTAAGAATGGCCTGGTTAGCATGACACAAATGCGTAATACCTTAGCAGATACTTTGGCTTTATCTGGGTTCAAAAATGCAGATCGATATTATGCACCTATGAATACAGATATTGAGCAGCAGCTAATGGCGCAGATGGCACAAGAAGCAGCACAGGCCGCAGAGCAGCAAGGTCAGCAAGGCGACCCAATGGCACAAGCTCTAATCCAGGCAGAGCAGATTAAGGCTCAAGCTAAGATGCAGGGTGATCAGATGCGTATGCAAGGTAAGATGCAAGGCGACCAGATCAAGATGCAGGCTGATATGCAAGTTAAGGGCGCAGAGATGCAATCCGCACAAGGCAAAGAATTAGCTGAACTGCAACTAAAGTATCGTGAACTAAAAGCTGGTGACGACCTAAGCCGCGACCAAATGAACCAAGATCTTCTAATTGAAGCAGCCAAGATTCTGGGGCAGTACGGCAGTGCCGTTGATGTTGAGCGAGTACGGGCCATGCAAGCAGCTCCAAGAATGGGTAATTTGTAATGATTAGTAAGTCTCAGGCTGAGTATTTGCTCAAGGATGATACTTTTACGACAGTATTTGATATAATCCGACAGGATCAGGTCAGAAAGTTCTTAGGATCTTCTAGGCTTGATGCTGAGGTACGAGAAGAGGCCCACGCAATGACGAGGGCATTAAATGAGTTCGAGCATACTCTCAAACGTATTATTACCAATGAGGTTATGCAAGACAAACGCAGCAAATAAAGGATAGCACCGTGGAAACGACTAACCAAAGCGTTGAGAGCGCAGTTGAAGCGTTAATGGCTCCAGTGGAGTCAGAGACAGCTGAAGTAGAATCTACCGAAACCGAAGGGCATGAAGTAGAAGAAACGGAGGCTGAAGAAGCCGAAGTTGATCAACCAGATGATGAAGAATCGGATGGTGATGATGAAGGTGATGATGAAGAATATGAAGCATCGGATGAAGAAACCGCCGATCAAGTTGAGCCTAATACATTCTCTATCAAAGTTGATGGCGAAGAAGTATCAGTAACTCTAGATGATCTAAAGCGTGACTACTCAGGCCAGCAATATATTCAGAAGGGCATGAAGCAAGCAGCAGAGGCTCGAAAGCAAGCCGAGGAAGCCTATAACGGGTTAAATCAGCAACGCGAGCAGCTACAGCAGTTTATGCAGCAGGTTCAGCAGCAAGGTGTAATGGCGCAACCAGTTCCACCCACGAAGGAGCTACTGTCAAGTGACCCACTAGGGTACATAGAAGCAGATGCAACATATCGTGAAGAAATGGGAGTGTTTCAACACCAGCAACAGCAATTAGCACAGCACCAACATGCTACACAGCAAGCGCAAGGACAGGCACAAAAAGCCCACTTGCAGGAGCAAATGAACGAATTGACTAAAGCTATTCCAGACTTTGGGGACGCTACTAAAGCTCCTAAAATGAAAGAACGCCTAGTTAAACAAGGGCTTAGTGAAGGCTATAGCACCGAAGAGATTGGCGGTATTGTCGACCATCGCGCCATGAAAGTTCTACATAAAGCTATGTTGTATGACCAGATGATGGCAGGCACTTCTAAAGTTGAATCTAAACTAAAGAAGGCTAGACCATTAATGAAGGCTGGCGCTAAGAAGCAACCTGATTCTGATGCTAAGAAGCACAGCAAGCAAATGTCAAAATTGAAGAAGTCGGGAAGCGTAGCAGACGCAGCCGCATTATTGTTTAGTAGTTAAATTTTAAATTATTTAGGAAGAAATTATCATGGCACAACCAACTAATACTTTTGATACATACGATTCAGTAGGTATTCGTGAAGATCTATCTAACGTGATCTATAACGTATCACCTGAAGAAACCCCATTACTTAGCTCTATTGCTAAGGTTAAAGCATCAAGCACTTTGCATGAGTGGCTCACAGACTCGCTTAGAGATTCAGCAGTTAATGCCCATATCGAGGGAGATGATACAGTTGCTGAAGCTCGCACTGCCGCAACTCGTTTACAGAACTCTACACAGATCTTTAAGAATGCTGTTGTAACTTCTGGTACTGATGACGTTGTTGACAATGCAGGTCGTGGCAAAGAAATGTCTTACCAGATCGTAAAGGTCGGTCAAGAGCAGAAGCTAGACATGGAAGCCGCTTTGATGGCTAACCAAGCTCGCGTTGCTGGCAACTCCACCACAGCTCGTAAGATGGCTGGTCTTGGCGCTTTTGTTAAGACTAACGTAACCAACGTAGGAACTGGCGGCGCTAACCCTACTGGTGACGGCTCTAACGCTCGTACTGACGGTACTGCTACAGTATTTAGTCAAGCTGACTTTGACTCTGCCATGCAGGGAGTCTGGGCTGAGGGTGGTAAGCCTGATTGTGTTATCTTGTCTGCATTCCAGATGGATAAGGCTCTTGGCTTTGTTGGTAACAACAACCAGCGTTCTACAGGCGCATCTGGCAAGGTTGAAAACTTGTTAAATGTTTATGTAACTCCTTGGGGTTCTGTTGAGTTCATTCCTGCTCGTGAAAACCGTTCACGCGATGTTTGGATTATTGAGAAAGACAAGCTAGCATTGGCTCAGTTGCGTCCTATGAAGAGCCAAGCTCTTGCTAAGACTGGCGACAACGAGAAGCGTCAGGTTGTTGGCGAATGTACTCTTGTTGTTCGCAACGAAAAGGCTCTAGGTCTTGTAGCTGACTGTACTGTAAGCTAAATAACACTTTTGTGTTACAATAAGGGGGTGCTTCGGCATCCCTTTTTTTATGGAGAAATATAATGGCTAAGGTTTCAGAGCAGTGGGTTAAACAGGACGATAAGTTAATCCACATTAAGCAGCAAGATTGGACACCTATGCTAGACCGAGCGGCTGCATTGCGTGAGAATGGGAATGCTGAGTTTGGTGAGTCTAGGCTAGTGGGTGTAATTGATGCTGCCCTGATTAGCGAATGGCTAAAAGAAGCAGGTATTGGTTGGGATGATCCAGCCAGGTCAGACGTGATTAAGCGTAAAATGCTTAGTGGTGAATTTGATAAACTACGAGTTTGGGAGGGTACATACTAATGAATTATTTTTCAGAAGATGAATTAAAGTGCAGCCATACAGGTGAATCTAAAATGGACGAAGCGTTCATGTTTAAGATTAACACTATCCGCAAGGTCTGTGATTTCCCGTTTACGGTGACTTCTGCCTACAGACACCCAACGCATCCAATAGAAGCCAAAAAGGCTAAGCCTGGCTCACACGCATCTGGAAGGGCTATCGACATTGCAGTGCGTAATGAAAAAGCCCACAAGTTGATTGAGGTTGCTTTGGCTCATGGTATTACTGGTATAGGGGTGGCCCAGAAAGGTGGTTCACGCTTTATTCACCTAGACGATTTAGACGCAGCTAGCGGCTACTCTAGGCCAACTGTTTGGAGTTACTAAAATGGGTTTCATGAGCTTATTAGGGCCAATAGCAGATATTGGCAAGACTTACCTGGAGGGCAAGCAGGAGGTCGCTAAGGCTAAGTCAGCAGCAGCTATAGTAGGCATTAAAGCCGAGGCAGATGTGAAGGTAGCAGGAGCCAGGGCAGCTAACAAGCTTGCTGATGATGGGCAGACTCAAGATTACAATTTAGACGCTATTGCTATGCAACAGATGGATAAATCTTTTCTTGATGAGATCATGATCGCTTTGCTATTAGTGCCTTTGGCTGCTTCTTTTGTAGGCTACCAGGAAGAGGTTTCAGCAGCGTTTGAATCATTCTCTGCAATGCCTGATTGGTATCAGTATTTGGTCTTGGGCGTATATATCGTGAAGTTCGGTATGCGGGGACTGCTCACCAAACTAATGTCTGGCAAGCTAAGTGGGATTAAGCTTAAATAGTATTAAGCTCCTTGGTTAAAGAAACTATACGCGCCTCAAAATAATCACCAAATGATTCTATTTTGTTTGTTTTGAGAGCGCTTTCATAGTTAGATATTTCAACTTTAATCTTGTCCGCCTTCTTGATCTTGGCTATTTTTTGCTGAATCGTATTCATCTAGTGCCTTTTGAATTAATAGTTTTCGTTTACCTGCAATCACGCCATATAGGTTATGCGTCTGTATAGCCCCACAGCAAGAGTTACCTGATCTACCCAGAATCTCACCGCACTGATCCATAGAACATTTTAATACCCTAAGCTCAACCAATAAATCTAACTGATCCTGGTTCCAGGTCGCACACTTCCAAACCTTTTTTTCACGAATCTTTGGGGTTGGCTTTACATCTATAAACCTGGAGCTGGCAAAATGCCATGTTTTCCTGTTTTCAATGTGATCGAAATTCTTAGGTATTTTGGGGGTTGTGATTATACTCATTTTTTGCCACCAGTGCAGTCTATTTCTTCGACAGAAGTTGATGGTGATAGGCCAAGCTTAACCCAATCTTTAGGCTTATGTTCTGGCTTAGGCTTATTAAATATGCGGTCATAATTATCCTCAAACTGCTTATTCATTGGCTTTGAAATTGGTTTATCTTTTGCTGACATTTTAATACTCCAGGTTATTTATAAAATATATGCTGATCTAATTCTAATACTACTGATAAGTCACCCGCCCAGTAAGGCGCTTGTATCCACGTAGCGTGGTAGTGTGTAGCGCCTTCGCTTATGTCTGTTACTGTACCAGCCATTATGTGCTTAGATAATAGAACTGACTCCATAAACGCCTTATCGTCTTTAGGTTTGTCGCTAAGGCCGTCACAGAACCAACTAAACTGGCACTTGTTTCGTATAGGAAACTCACTCCAGGCATGATACTTAGCTTGCTTAACTACACCACAGACAGTATCTGGGTAGCGTGGGTCAGCAACACGATTCATAGTTACAAACCCTACTGCTAAGTTACCAGCCAATGACTCACCACGGGACTCATGATAGAGATTCAAGGCCAAGCACATGACTGCTGCGCTAATCATTTTTTAGCACCATTTGTTTTTTCATAAATAACCCAGGCCAGATCAGTGCGCTCAAACTCTTCAGCAGCTATTGCTAGCCTTAACTTAGCGTCTGCTATTTCTGCTCTTAAGGCTCGCGTTTTCATAAAAGCTTCATTCCATTCTGTAGTAATGCGATCTAGCTCAGGGTTGGATTCTTCTAATAATTTGCTTTTCTTATCCATTCTCAATACTTCCATACGTTTGCTCCTGTTTAAAAGTATCTTTATTATAATCGGATTTGTCTCCATTGCAACACCTTTATGTAACTACCTTAGACTGCTTTAGGGAAGTTGTAGCTTCTTTTTTATTCTGAGTTTGTTTTTAAATATCTGTTTAACTCTACGCAGGTAGGTTATGTCGTGTTTAACGGTATCGTTGTTATGTTCTAGGGCTTCGACTTTATCTAGGCCGATACGCTCAATTAACTTATGACGGTACTCAACCACGTTACCACTTAAATATCTGTTACATTTATGGCACTGCTTGTGGCAGCAATGCTGATGGAAGGATAAGTGCCTAGCAGCGCCCCTAGATCGATAATGCCCAGCATCCCAGTAGCCATTATCTCTATTGGCGGTAGAATCGCAGCTAATACATGGCTGATCTCTATCACGGTATCTAATGTAGGCGTTAAATGCTGCCTGAGCCTCTACACGCCATTCTGAGGCTGTTTTGACTGATTCCTTTAGTTTGGCAAGGGTTTGTCGTCTGCGCTTGTCTGAGGCCACTCTAGCGGCCTTACTGCCATGTTTTACTACACAATCCATGGAACAAAAGAACCCCAACGGAACTTTTATCCCAGATTCGACCAGGCTGTATTCCTTACAGCAGCGGCACTTCTTTTTTGCATTAGGCATTAGGTTCTTTTGGAAACAGAAGCATGGCGCTATCTACGTAGGCATCAAGTTCTTCTGGGGTTGGGGATATTGCCTCACCATATCCAGTGCAAACAAAAATATGATCAATAACGCCTATAGCGGTCATATCCTCATCATTATGACCACTCCAATCACGGCATGTTTTCATTTGCGTTTCTTTTAGGTATCGGTAGCGTTTAGCATCTCTCATTATGTCTTCTATGGTGTCTGTCATGTTTTTCATTTCCGTGACTCCTTATAGTTTTCGTATTCAGTCAGCGTGTGGTCGGTAAATTCAACGCCGTATTCGCTGCCTTTTGAAAACAAATACTCGATAAATTCTGATCTGATACTCTTATCAAAACTTTTTGTTGATGGCCTGGTGGGTAGCATCGCCGTTCCGCACAAGCTGGCAATCCATCTATTGCCTTTTTTAAGTGGCTCACCCATACGCATTTTTTCATTAGCGAAATCCCAGGTAAGCAGCTCTTTCCATGTTTCTAAATCGTACCTAGAACCCATAGGGGTTATCTGTTTGGCAAAATCACCAATCTGAGCGTGATAACAACTTTCCTGGAGTCTAGTACCTTTATTTTTTTCTCTGCCTAGCGTAACGATGACAGGTTCGCCACTTTTTAAGCCTTTGTTAGCCATTTCCCAGACTTCCATCATCTTGGGCTTCACATCTTTTTTTGTAACGGTAAAGCGAATATCAGCCATTAGAATCACCTAATGCAATAAACTCGCTTAATGTTAGATCAAAATATGTTGCAAAGCGTATGGCTAGAGAAACCTTAATATCAGTTCCATTTCTCCAACGAATAATTTGCTGTGGATGAACTTTAAAGTCACGGGCCAGTTGAGAACCTGTTGTTTTTTTCAGTGCCTGTGCTACTCTAAGCGAGGCTCCTGTGTCGGAGGTTTGATGTGTTTTCATGCTTTTATTCCCCTAGTGTGTTATTATCTCATTGCTCCAGTAAGGAACTTAGCCCGCATTGTAACAGCGGGCTTTTTTTTGGCTACCTAAAAAGGTATATCGCCATCCTCATCAAATTTATTATCCTGTGCCTGAGCTGGCTTAGGTACTGACTGCTGCTCCTTAGCTGTAAAGCTAAATGACATGGCAGGCGCTTTAGGGTTTGCGTCAGCTTTACGTAACCAGCCACTTACCCAGTATTCAACACCATTAACTTCTGCACTTCCTTTAAACTGTGGGTGAGTCTCGCTTTTACGATCTTCATTTTTCCAAATTGACCCACGGTTGTTGTTGTCGTAGTTGCTCATAATTAATGCTCCGTTTCTGTACTGTTTATTAAAAATTCATCTTGCGTTAAAAGTACGTCTCTTGCGTATGCCGCAATAGCGCCTCCTACCTTAACTGCCATGCTGTCTTTATCATCATCGATAATGTCAACATCGAAATATACACCATCATAATCACCTTTTTTAACATCTTTAATTGTAATTATTACCTTGCTCATAATCACATCTCTTTAGTTAGTCGTACAAATTCTTTTTGCTTAGTGGTCAACTGTTTCCAGATAACCTGCTTTTCTACTTCATCTAGCTCTGCCAAAGCTTCTACTAGCTCGCTTGTTTCGCCAGAAGTCTGACTTGATACTACTAGTGCAACTACAGCCTGTGCCAACGATTTACTGACACGCTTTGCTGGTGGTTCTACTGCTGCTGGTTGGCCTCTAAACATAGCCGCCTCAGCATCATCATCTACAGCAGGTATTCCAGCCATTGCTTGTAAAGCGTAACGTCTAGCGTAAGTAATAGCGGAACCTGCACCTTGAGCAGTGAATTTATCCATAGGCAATAAATACTCACCCTGTAGCCATTGACCTGAATTGTGCATAATCATTGTTACTACGCCAACGCCTTTACCGCCTTCTGACGTTATAGGTAGCTGAACAAACGACAAGCCATGATTGGCAAATGGCTGTTTGATAACCTTTATGACGCTAGTTAAGTCTGCGTATGATGATTTAAAGAAAGGGTTATTACTATCTTTTACAGCACCACCCATTTCTGCCTGCGCAAGACATAATGCCGTTGCAAGGTCTGTGATTGATTCTGATTGTTTCATTATTATTGCTCCTAGTTATTTATACCGCAGAAGAAGTATTACACAGATGTGTGATTATTGTCAACATAAAGGTGTTGCTATTTATATTTAAATGTAATAAAGTGGTTGCATCTTAGAAAACGGAGCAACGTAATATGAACTCAAATGACCCAGCCAATGATGTATACGAATACGAAACGGAAATCCTACGCACTCGTGAAGACTTGTTTTGGGAGCTGCAGACAACTGGTGATGTGAAAATTGACGGTGTTGTATACGAATTGCATGAATTTATCGAGATGATAAGTGACGAAGAAAAAGACAATATTGTAGAAAAAGCATTTCGCAGGTCAGCCACACGATTAAAAGAGCAGCCACATAACGCTAATTTTTATACTGTTGAGCTAATTTGGGAAATATTTTGTAATGAAATATCTGATGAAGTTATTTTTGAGCATTATGTAGATGAAAAATCTGAGTATTAATTGAAGTAAACTTAACTGGAGCATAAATATGACTACTAACAAAAACAAAACTTGGACTTTGACGGATAGCAACTTTGCATGGGATATGCACAATGCTGGTATGCCGCATAAGACTATTGCAAAAAAGCTACGTAGGACAGAAAAAGCTGTTGAGATTAACATCAGCAAAACTCGTGTTCGCATTACGGATGAAAAGCTTAATAAAGCCTGGAGTCAGGGTTCTGTTTCCGACAAGCCAAAAGCTAAAGCCAAAGAAATAGATATGACTTTTGATGGTGTTGAAATGATTCTCGCATTGGCTGCGGGTTTGTTTATCGGCTCAATCATCACTTACTTTTATTTATAGTAAAAAAAACCCCACTTGCAATTAAACAGGTGGGGCTTTAGAATGGGTTGTGTTGGTGAAGAGGTTACAGCCTCATTCGAGCCAGCGAAAGTCAGGAGAGAAAACCAGCGCCAACACAGGTGTTAGTTTATCAAAAGCGTTATACCAACGCAATCTTCTTTCTTCGCAGGGTCGAAACCAGCAATAATATGTGGGTTTCTTTAGCGTTGCCACAATAAAAAACAACTCTCATGCCTACTACTGGCTTTAAACGTAGGATAGCAATCACCGCCAGGACTGATGGGACTGATCAACGCAGCGCAATGCCGAGATACAAACATAGTTAGCGGATACACAAATAGGGAGCCGACCAGCTCAACACGGATCGTTGAATGGTTTATGCAAATGTGGTGATTGGATTAAGCAAATAGCATACTGTTGGTTATGGTTACTTCTATAGGTATCCCCAACCATCTAGTGATAACTATTGCCTGAAGAAACTGGAGCGAAGATGAAAATTATACTAAATGAGTGCGAGCAGAAGATTGCCAAGCACCTAGCAGTAAGCCGTAACAAGAACGCAAGAAGCAAAGGTAAGCCCAACACTAAGATGGGGAACCAATCAGACGCAGAGACTGATTTAGAAGGTATAGCAGGTGAGTTAGTTGTATGTAAGGCTCTGAACCTGTACCCAGACACAGAAATAGATTTGGTTGATCTACCTAAGTTTGATTTACTAACTGCCAAGGGTAATAAGGTTGACGTAAAGACAACTAAATATCAAACTGGCAGGATGCTTGCCACTCTCAAGAAGAAGATCGAAGACTGCGATATTTATGTCCTGGTTGTAGGCTCTTTCCCATCGTATAGGATCGCAGGCTGGTGCAAAGCTGAAGAGCTATTAAAAAAAGAAAACATCATTAATCTTGGGCATGGCGAAGGATACGCTTTAAGCCAGGATCAGTTGAGGCCATTAAAATGAACCTACGACCACACCAAGAATTAGCCATCAGCATGATCCGTGATTCAATTCGCAAGGGCAACAGGAAGCCTATTTTAGCTGCACCTTGTAGCTTTGGTAAGACCATTACGGCAGCATCAATATTAAAAAGTGTGCAGGACAAGGGCAAACGCGGAATATTTATTTGTGATCGGGTTAAGCTAGTAAGTCAGACCTTAGACGCATTTACTGAGCATGGCATTGATTTTGGTGTTATCCAGGGACAGCATGAGTTGCAGCGGAAAGCTCCGATCCAGATTGCCAGCATACAAACCCTTGCCCGCCGAAGAGTAAAACCTGTATTTGATTTGGCTATAGTAGATGAATGCCACATTCACTACAAAGCGCTGACAGAGCTGATGGCTATGTATAACAACGTCGTATTTATAGGCTTGTCGGCAACACCATTATCAAAAGGCTTGGGTGTTCATTACGATGATCTACTTGTGCCTATCACCCCAAGGGAGCTGTTATCCCAAGGTTATCTATGCCCCATTGATTATTTTGGCGGACGCAATGTAAGCCTAAAAGGCATTAAAACCAAGCAGCTACCCACTGGTGGTAGTGATTACGACCCCAAAAGCCTATCAGAAGCCACAGAGCAGGATGAAGGCTTAGTTGGTGACATTGTAGAAAATTGGAAAAAATACGGTAATAACGGTTTAACCATAGCTTTTACGCCAAGCATCAAGCACTCAAAATCTTTGGTTGATACGTTCAATGCTGCAGGTATATCAGCAGAGCATATCGATGGTTATATGGATCAACCATTGAGGGATGTGTTGTTTGCCAGCCACGCCCGTGGGGATTTTAAAGTGCTTTCATGTAGCCGCTTGCTGAATACAGGATTCGATTCACCAGGGGTCTCAGTTTTAATCGATGCGTTTCCGACCAAGTCAAAAATCGTTTTTTGCCAGCGGGCGGGTAGAATTGCCAGGACTAGCCCAGGGAAAGATAAAGCAATTTACCTGGATCACGCAGGCAACGTAGCACGACATGGATTTGCAGAAGATATTGTTGCGGAGTCTTTGGATGACGGAGAAAAGCGGTATGACGAGAATAAGCTTGTTCAAAAGAAAGAGAAAACCAGTACGGCAAAAGACTGTCCAGTATGTACCCAGTTAATGGTGGGCTTGTCATGCAAGTGCGGCTTTGAAATCCCGATAAGGGAGCAGCTAGAAACAACATCAGAAATATTAAAGAAGCTTACTCCCGAACAAAGAAACAAGACTGTATCAAAAGAAGACAAAACTGTTTTCTATTCGGAGTTATTGTTATATGCTAGGGGTAAGGGTTTCAAGAACGGAGGCGGTTGGGCTTCGCATACTTACAGAAATAGGTTTGGTGTGTGGCCTAATGCTATTAAACCCCAGATGATACCGATGGGTATTATAAGTGAACCAACATTAAAATATATCAAAAGTACCCAGATAAGGTACAGCAAAAGGAGCAAGGTAGCATGAGCATTGAATACGTTTCTGAAGGGTTAGGTCTAAAAAAAATGGCTGGAGAATATAAGGGGCCGTGTCCATGCTGCGGGGGCCGAGACCGTTTTCACGTCAAATTGGGTAAATCTGGGAATATGATGGTCTATTGTCGGTACCTATGCTCGTACAGCTCTATTATGCGTAACCTAGAAGACCGAGGCTTAATTGAAAAGAAAGATTTTAAGCGTGAAGGCCCAACAGCTTCACAGAAGGCATTGATTGCCCAGGATAAGTTGGTGATGGCTTTGTATGAGGCTGACAGGAAGGTGCAACCAGATCCATCAGTAGGTGACTTTAGACGATACCGTTTGGCCCAAGAAAGATATAACGCAATGGCCCCGTTAAATAATTAACAAAAGTGTTGTACATGTAAACATAAGTGTTATACAATAGTTGCAAGTTAAGTAAATAACAAAACGGAGCAACACATGACCAAGTTAACAAAAGCACAAGAAAAAGCATTCATCCTAGCCGCTATTGCAGCACAAGAAGCTCAAGGCACTCCACATTACTGGGAAGCTAAAAAAGCATTTGAATCACTTAGAATTAAAAATAAATAAATAAATAACGGGGCTACGGCCCCATAGGAACATACCATGAATCCCTCCACACTAAAGCACGTAGAAATAGATGGCATTGAATGGACTGATTACCCAGACTTTGTAGACGCTTATATTGTGTACGCTGAAGACGCTAACGGTAACGCCTTAACCGAGGAACAGTTAAACAAGGTAGCAGAAGATCATCCAGACTTTGTACAGGAGATGGCACATGAACAAATACCCTTTTAGAGACCGTATAAACCCAAGCAGGCTTGTTGAAAAGATTGATAAGCGTGATAACACCACAAGGACGCTTAGTTGCTTAGGCGTTATAATTGGGGTAGTGTGCTGGTTATGGTTCATTGATGGAATATTGGGATGAGTAACGAGCATTACCGATCAACTTACTATTCAAAAGAAGAAGCTGAAGAAGTTGTGAAGAAGAATGAAGAGATGATGACCGCTAGAGGCAGACAGATAACTGCAGCTAGACGTGGAGTGGATACGATCAAAGAAGCCAAACAGATGGGTATGACTGTTGCGGAATATCTAGAACTGATTGAATAACGTGGTATAATCAACCATTAAGTTAACGTCCACCCCAAAGCGGAGACAGACATGGCACGACCAACGAAATACACACCCGAACTATTAGAAAAAGCTGATGGGTATCTAGACAACTGGATAGGCAGACGGCTATTCCCTAGTCACCAGGATATGTGCTTACAATTGAAGATAAGCGAGTCAACTTTATACGATTGGGCTGGTAAACACGAAGAGTTTTCGGAGATATTGGCTAGGGTTAAGCTAACCCAGTTCGTAGTGACTATGGATGGCGGCATGAGCGGTGAGATGAACGCTAACCTGGTTAAGCTATTAATGGGTAAGCATGGGCTGTCTGATAAGTCGGTAGTAGACCAAACAAGTAGTGATGGCTCAATGTCTTCACCTACAGTAATACAGTTAGTGGCTAAAGAATTTGGTGAGCTGTAGTGTCTAAAGTAGACATAGAGCTACCACCTAAGCTAGTACCAATATTCCAAGGTGAAGCACGTTACAGGGCAGCTTATGGCGGTCGTGGCGGTGCTAAGTCTCGTGCCTTTGCTATGATGACTGCTGTATGGGGTTACAAGTTTGGCAAGAGTGGTAGATCAGGTCAGATCTTATGTTTACGCCAGTACATGAACAGCCTCAGCGAAAGCTCATTTGCAGAGATCAAGAGCGCTATCCAGGCAGTGCCATTCCTTAACGATTACTATGATTGTGGCGATCACTTCATACGCAGTAAAGATGGTCGCATCAACTACAGCTTTGCAGGCTTGACACGCAACATAGACAGCATTAAATCAAAGGCCCGTATTATCCTGGCATTCATTGATGAGGCAGAGACAGTAAGCGAAGAGGCTTACATGAAGCTGTTACCATCTATCCGTGAAGAAAACTCCGAGTGCTGGGTAATATGGAACCCACAGTCAAAGGATTCAGCCACGCACAAACGGTTCCGTGAAAGCACACCTGAAAACTGCAAGATCACAAGCATTAACTGGCAAGACAATCCCTGGATGCCTGAAGTGTTAACTAGCCAACGCCTAGAAGATCTACAGCTTAGGCCAGACACTTATGGTCATGTATGGGAGGGTGACTTCCTGGAGTTCCCAGAAGGTGCTTTTTGGCTGCGTGAAATCAATGCCGCTAAATCTGATGGCAGGATAGGTAAGCTACCAGTAGTAGAGGCTCATCCATGTATGACGTTCTGGGACATTGGCGCTAGTGATGGCTGTGCAATATGGGTAGTGCAACAGGTAGGGTTAGAGTTCCGTCTAATAGACTTCTATGAAGCATGGGGCGAATCATACAGCCATGCGGTAAAGTGGATTAAATCGCTTGATATGGTGTTTGAAGATATGTATCTGCCACATGATGCTGATCATAAGCGACAGGGCCAGGTTACTAACAAGTCACCAAGGCAGATGCTTAAAGAACTAATGCCATCATCTAATTGGCGCATCGTCCCACGCATTCAGGATCTACTATGGGGAATACAGCAAACGTCAGATATGTTCCCTTACCTTTACATCGATGAGGTTAAATGCGCTAAAGGTTTAGATCACCTCAAAGCCTATCGCCGTAAGTGGTCAAATAGTGAGCAACGCTGGTCGCATATACCAGACAAGTCTGAAGGCCACTCAGAGGCTGCTGACGCGCTTAGACAGATGGCCCAAGCATTCGCTGCTGGTGATCTAGGACGTGCCAAGAAGAAGCACCGTGGAGCCTTGAAACGTGGGCTTAAAGGTATGGCTTAGTTGTGATATAATCGGGCTATATTTATTATGGAGTTTAGTTATGAGCAAATTGACTGAAGTATGTATGGCCTGCGGCAAGGTTGTTGGTTGGGGTGTTCTAATTGATACTGGACACATTATGGCTTGCAAAGAATGTATTGAGCTAGGGGAAGATTAAGTGGCAATTGCTAAATTAGGTACTGAGATATACAACCTTCTTCGCTTGGGATTCCTAAAGGCTGAAAGTGCTGGTAGTGATAGGGCAGTTAAGGCAGCCACCACTAAATACAATAAAGCTATAGCAGCTAGCCCTGAATTTGCTAGGGTTGAGTCTATTCGGTTAAATGGCGAGACACAAAAAAAGGTTCAAGACTTAGGTGATAGAACCATTATTACGCCAGAGTCTTTGCTTGGTGATGTACTTGTTCCTGTAGCTGGTGATAGAACTTTAACTGGAAATACCTTAACCAGATCGCAGGGCTTTGGCCTACTTGATAATGTAAATGTCAAGGGCGGCCCTAAGTTTATGATGGAACATCAAGATAAAGGGCTAGGCTGGGCATCTATGCAAGGTGCTGCGAGACAAAAGCAGAAGAACTTTGACCTAGCTGCGCGTGAAACTGATAACCCTAATATTGTTGGCGTGTATAACGCAATGGGCGATGAGGCTAATAACTTTGCGACTCCAATTGCAGATACAATAATCGGTCAGCTATCTGGCAATAAGATACCAAAAGAAGTAATTAGCGAATTTGATGACACTATCCGCAAGGCGAATCCTGACTGGGTAGGTGTTAACCATCCTAAAGCAAGATCGCAGTTAATGGGGCTTGATGGGTATCCACAAAAGGGTGCTGGCGCGTTAAGGTCTAGATTCACCAAGCTTGCTAGTATGGCTAAATACAGGGATCAAGGGTTCCCATCAAGGAATCGTATCCGTGATGATGTTGTCGAGCCAGAGCTACTTAATGCTGATCGTGGCGCTTCTGGGTTTACCATGTTTGATGCCGTACCTAATGGCGAGACAATCTCATTCACAGAAAACCCTAGCTACGATACTGGAATACTGGGCCAGTTTAGAGGCGGCTTAACTGAAAGTGTGCCTGCTGAAATAATGTTCCCAGATGTATTTAGTCAGCTATCAAAGAAGGTTAATAAGGCAGGTAATACGCTTAGTCGTGGCGAGATACTTGGATCATTAGTAATGGATCCAAAGCTTTACCAAAAGGCTGACCAAAAGTGGCTTGATAATATTGCTGGCTACTTAGAAAAGAATCAGGGTAAGCTTGGCGCATCATTGCCTGCTATGGCAGTTGGGTTGCTAAGTGCTGGCGCTAGTGATGATAGCGAGGCTGGTGTGTTAGGTAGTGCAGCAAAGGTTGGTAAGGACTTGCTGGATATGTCTACACCAGCTCGTATGGCTAGGGCTAAAGAGCAGGGCTATAATGTTGATGATGTTACCTATAGGTGGCTATCTGAAGATTTCCCTGACAATAAACTTCCTACCAACTCTAGGTATAAGTTTGGGGACGCTATATATTCTTCGCCTGAACCATCGTATGGGCAGGCTTATGCAAATGAGATTTCTTCTAACCCAGTAGCTTACCCAATGGTGGCTAGGGGCAAGATTGCCAATAAAGATGATGCTATTAGGGCTGAAAAGATTTTAATTGAAGAGGGTCGTAACCCAAAAGATTACACCCAATCAATGAACGCTATTAATCAGCAGCTTAAAACAGAAGGATTTACTGGCTTAGATTATGCTGGTGAAAGAATGATGTTTGACGAAGACACTTCAAGATCAATATTTGCTGCATTTGACCCAACCAAAGCCTCATCATCTAACATCCTAGCCTCTAATCCAGTAGTGGGAGCCACAGCAGGTGCATTAGCTACTGGCGGTAACGTAGGACAAGCTCCACAGGGTATACTTGCACTTAGCCAAGGACGCGATGCTTTACTATCACCACAAGAAAGCGAGTACATGAAAGGGCAGGCTGAGTTACAGGGCTTACTAGGCGTTAAGAATGTGGATGCTTATAACTACTCTGATATGCTTCCAGTTAAGCGTGACAGGGCTTCAGGTGGCTATAGTCCAGCAATGACAGGTATATTGCGTGACGCTATAGAGGCTCTATATAACATAGGACAATCTAGGCGCACAGGCTTATTAGATCCAGAAGTGTCGTCAGGCATTCTTTAAGGTATAATACTGGAAACTACAGGGTATTTTAATGGCTATTTCAACATACGCAGAGCTAAAGGATTCAATCGCAAACTTTTTAAACCGCGATGACCTGGCAGCTACTATTCCAGATTTCATTGCTTTGGCAGAGTCTTCTATTAATAATGAGGTGCGTCACTGGCGTATGGAAAGCAGGGTTGAGACTACAATCGATAGTCAGTTCACTGCTATCCCAACCGACTGGTTAGGCACTATTCGCTTTCATTTGGATACTAACGGCACTACCGATTTGCGGTATCTGTCACGCGCTGACATGCAAGAAATGCGAGCTAATAGAAACGACTCCACGGGTGTGCCAGGGTTCTATGGTCATTCAGCGGGCCAGTTTGAAGTGATGCCTACTCCAAGCGGCGCGTATAGTGGTATACTGAACTATTATGCCAAGATACCAAGTTTATCCGATAGTGAGACGACCAACTGGTTATTAACTCATTATCCAGATGTTTACCTGTATGGTGCTTTGATTCACTCTGCTCCATACTTAAAAGAAGACCAACGCGCCCAAACATGGGCTGCTTTGTACACCACGGCTGTAGAGCGTATTAATGACGCAAGCAGTAAATCAACCGCGTCTGGCTCTGGCCTTCGCTTAAATATTAAGGCTTATTAATATGTCATTTACAACTTTGCTAGAAAACGAATTATTAGATCATGTGTTCCGTAATGCGGCTTACACTCCACCAGCTACTGTTTATGTAGGTCTTTACACCTCTGCAACAGATGGCGCAGGTGGCGGTACTGAAGTAACAGGTGGCGGATATACCCGTCAAGCTATGGCTTTTGACGCAGCTACATCTAGTGCAATTGATAATACATCTGCAGTAGAATTTGCTACAGCTACAGCTAACTGGGGTACTGTTACTCACACAGCTATTCTTGATGCTGCTTCTGGCGGCAATATGCTTGCTGAAACATCACTTACAGCTAGTAAAGTTATTAGCACTGGTGACGTATTCCGCTTCCAGGCTGGTGAATTTGACATTGCACTAAGCTAGAATGAATGGCTATGGCGCAGGATTATATGGGCCTAACATATATGGGCAAGCTGCCTATGTAGACGCTGTCGCGGCAGTTAATGCCGCTTCAACGGTAACGGCGAATGCTGTTAAATTAAAGTTTGGCTCTGCTAGCGTCTCAGCCGCCTCTGTAATTGCAGCGGCTGGTATAAAGGCCCAGTTGGGTGTTGCTTCTATTTCTGCTACCTCAACGGTAACGGCTAAAGGACAACAAGCTGATCAAGGCATAGCCTATGTAACCGCCACATCTTCTGTCGGGGCTACTGCTGTTGCTCAATACAATAGCAATGCTTCAATAGATATTGTTAGCTCTGTATCAGCCGATTCTCAAGCTGTACGCCAGGGTAATGCTGACGTTAATGCTGTATCTACTACTTCAGCAGTTGCTGTTTATGCGGTTGGCGGTCATGCAAGTGGTCAAACAGCGTCTAGTGTGGTCGCTAATGCTGAACGCTTAATACAAGGTATTGCATCTGTGGTTGCATCTAGTAGCGTAACTGCTGCTGGTAAAAAGTTCCTAAGTGGATCTGCTAGTATTGATGCTACCAGTACATTGACGGCAACGCCTACAAGGGTTCATAACCCAGAAGCAAGTATTGAGGCAATATCAAGTGTTGCTGCTGCAGCAGGTGCTATAAGATCTGGTGATGCAAATATCAGTACCATTTCTAGTATTAATGCTAACGCTTCTATTATTTGGTTTGGTGCCGCCTTGTCTAACACTTTGTCTACAGCAATGGCAGAGGGTAGATACAAGTACAGGCCCATACCAGTTAATGATGCTGTATGGGTGGAAATTCCAGTTGGGCAAAGCGGCTTAGGCTGATTTATAGTACAATACAAACAGATTAATGAATAGGATAGTGCAATGGCTGATACAACAACACCCAATTATGGCTTAACAAAGCCCGAAGTAGGAGCAAGTGCTGATACTTGGGGTACAAAGCTCAATACAAACATGGGCCTGATCGACACCCAGATGAAGTCTTCTGCTGATCTAGGTGGTGCTGCTTTGCCTAAAGCTGGTGGAGCCTTAACTGGTGCAGTCACAACTAACTCTACCTTTGATGGTCGTAACGTATCAGCAGACGGTTCTAAGCTAGATGGCATTGAATCAGGCGCTACAGCAGACCAAACAGCAGCACAGATACTTACTGCCGTTAAGACGGTTGACGGTAGTGGTTCAGGGTTGGACGCTGACTTACTTGATGGCAATCATGCTTCAGCTTTTCTTACACCTACAGGGGATGGCTCTCAGTTAACAGGCGTACAGCCTTTCCCAACTGGCACTGTAATGGTATTTTACCAAGCATCAGCGCCCACAGGTTGGACTAAAAGCACTAGCAATAATAACAAGGCTTTGCGAGTAGTTAGCGGTAGTGGTGGTGGTTCAGGTGGTACGCATGGACTATCTAGCCCACCAAGCACAGCTCACACACATACAGGTGGATCACACACTCACACAAGTGCTGCTCACACGCACGGTCAAGCATCGCACACACACAGCATTGGCGCTCACAGTCACGGTAACAACTTGTCTGCTGCTGCTCATACGCTTAGTACATCTCAGATGCCTAGCCATAACCACAGCTACAGTAGAGGCGCTAGTACCAAGTATGCGGGCATACCATCTAACGGATACGGTACGGTATTTGGCGCCAACTCAACTGTCAATACAAGCTCAAAAGGCAGTAGTAGCTCTCATAGTCACAGTATGTCTGGTAGTGTAAGTAACTCGGCAGCGTATAACTCTGGATCTGGTGGAGACCAAACCACTAACTCAACAACTCCAGGCGCTACTGGCGCATCTGGTACGCAGACTACTAGTTCTGCTGGGCCAACTGCATTTTCTCCACAATATATTGATGTAATAATCTGCTCCAAAAACTAGGAAATAAAATATGGCTGTAGTAGTAGAGTATAATTGTCCATTAGGTTCTACCTGCGAAACTGCAGAGAACAATGTGATCAAAAGATGCGCCTGGTACACAAACATAAAAGGCACTGATCCCAACACTGGTGATGAGCTAGATGATTGGGGCTGTGCATTGTCATGGCTTCCAACATTGCTTATTGAAGGTGCCGCACAATCTAGAGGCACTTCGGCAGCCGTAGAGTCATTTCGTAATGAAATGGTTAAATCAAACGATTTGTCTAGGGAATTACTAATTTCCACGGATAAGAAATTAATAGGTAAGTAAGATGGCGACAGTAAATGTAGTAACAGAAGATAAAGTGATTGCTGTAGATGGCGAGGCGCGTGAAGCTGAATACGTATTCCCGTCTAATTTATGGGCCATTCAATGGGATGGATCTGCTGGTCACGCTGAGTGGACTGACGGGCCTAACACAGATCTTGTGCCTGAAGATGTTGCACCATATGTTGTAATGTGGACACAAAACCCACCAGCAGAAGAAGTGCCAGTGACCCCTCCCACAGCTCAAGACATTATTAATAATGACAGCTTGAACTATTTAGCAAGTACAGATTGGTATGTAGTTCGCTTTGCTGAGACAGGTGTTGCAGTGCCAGCCGATATCGCAACGGCTAGAGCTGATGCTAGAGCAGCAATTGTAGCTTAACTAAGATTTTTTATTAACGGTGTGAGGCAGGCTAATGTTATTTAATTTCAAAAAGAAAAAAATAGTATTAGACTGCTTTACCTCCGAATCCCATGTTTTCCATTTGCAGCCTATTCAAAAGGCTAGTAATTTTATTCCTCAATGGTGGTCTAACCTTCCTACCTACAAGGAATTAAATATACCTTTTGGTGGCTGCGAAAATATGAGAGGGTGCAGAGGTTTTACAAGCTTGTATTCTAAAGGCTTTATCTTACCCTTATGGTCAGATGCGGCTTTTGATATAGCACCTAGGGGTGAGCTAGGTTTTAATTCATCTTTCGCAGATGAAAATACTCAGGTAGATCTTCATGATGACTCATCGCGTGGATCATATTTAAGTAGCTTAGACTACCAGCACCTAAAGATAGGAAGCCCTTGGTATTTTAGATGTAATAAAGATATAAGCTGGGTGTTCCAGCAACCTTCTTGGAATTATGAAAAACCTGAAGATATAATTATCCCTCCTGCAATACTTGATTTTTCTAGCAATTCATCAACAAATATCAACATTGCACTTCCTCGTGATGATAATAGCAAACAAATTCTGATTAAATTTGGGACGCCTATGGCCCACATCATCCCTTTAACGGATAATAAAGTTGAATTAAAAAATCATCTTATAAGTGAGTCAGAGTATATGAAAATTGGTAAAGCAGAGCGTAGGGTGGCCTTTGGTAATTCTTATATAAAGCGAAAGCAAGCAAAATCAAGATGCCCGATGGGTCATTAGGGTTTGAAAATTATGCGTAAATTAGTGCTTATAGCTTTTCTATTACCTTCATTGGCTATGGCAGAGCCTATAGTTACTAACTCTACTACCGATAGTAAGGTTCACACTACTGGTGAGGTAACTACAACGATTAAATCTCCACCACCATCCGCTATATCACCGTCATTGTCTGGAGGTAATACAGACTCATGTACAGTCGGTGTGGCGGGTGCAGTTCAGACTCAAATCTTAGGTATATCAGCAGGCACAACAACTCGTGACCTTAACTGTGAACGCCTAAAGAACGCCAAAACACTATACGACATGGGTATGAAAGTGGCAGCCGTTTCGGTTCTATGCCAGGATTTGCGCGTGTTCGATGCCATGATAATGGCTGGTACACCTTGTCCTTATAACGGGATTATAGGTTCTGATGCGAAGATTGCATGGGAGAATGATGAAGCCAAAGTGCCTAAGCCAGAAGTAATAACCAAGTATGACACTAAAGAGTTTTTACTTAGCGTAGGTGGTGCTGTACTAAGCTTATTGCTATTTTTATGAGTAGGCTGGCTGTTGTAGCTTTATTGGCAACATATGCCATAAACGCTCACAGTGAATACTTGTACGGCATTACAGGCAATCTAGCTGGTGCTGGACACACTTGGGGCATGAGCAACATTGGCCCTAATGGATCGCAAGGATTAAGGATTAACGGCGTTTATTATCAGTACACGCCTGTAAAGAATACAGAAGACGATATGCTGGTTCATGTGCGCAATAAGAAGCTTGGCGCAGCAGGTGAATACATATTTTCTAATACGGACGATTGGAGTGGGTTGCCAGGTGGTATACCTATAACCAAGGGATTTGCTGTAGATAACCTACCTATTGAGCTATGGGGTGATGGGTCGATTGATGTAGAAGGCACTGGTTCTGTTACTGATGCTAATGTCATATACAGCTATAAATACAACAACGATTGCTTAACCCCAATGTCTGATCCATCTTGTCCTGGCTACACTGAGGCAGTTTTAGCCATGATGGTTGTAGATGCTAAAGGTTATGACCCGCTTGCTGATGGCAATGTGACTGATATAATAGATGAAAAGGTTGAGCTTGAAGATGCTCCAAAGCAAGAAGATGAAGAAGTTGAAGAGAAAGAAAAGCTGCAGAAGCTTCTTAGTGGTGTAAATGATTCAATACTTTTTGCTAATGTAACGGCACAAAACCTACTGATGTCTAGTATGTCGCTTAGTATGAACTTAAACCCATATTACGACAAAAAGATTGCAGGTGGTGAGTATGAAGATAAGGTTGTTATGGATGGCGGTGAGCTACCTGACAACAAAAAAGGCGCAAGGTCTGGCCTGGCACAGCAACTATTGCACACTGAAATGGTTAGTTTGCAGTACGATAAACAGGAGTAGGTCATGAAAAAAGTATTGGTAGCTAGCGTATTGCTTGCATCATCTGTATCAGCACTTGCAGGGGATGTACCAATCTCAGGTAATGTACAAACAAGATGCTTAATCACTACAGACACTAATGGTGTGTTTGGCAATCCACTGCCTAGTAAGCTTAGTACAGCGTCAGCAGATGGTGGTGTAGTGCCTGTTGTACGGTACGATGTAACACTGGCAGACGCTTACATTGCTAAGGTAACAACGCCTACTTCATTCAGCTCAAGCCCATCATTGACGGATTCATTGACCTGGACAGGGTCTACTACTGTTACCAACACCACTGATGCTGGGATGGCTGCCTATGAAACAGGCAAAGTTGTTTACGGCCCTACGACTGAATTTGACTTAACTGTTGCTGGTTCTACTTGGTTTGCCTCAGAAGCAGAGGTTGAGTACGGGGTTAACAAATCTTTTCCTGGCGGTAATTACACAGCCATAGTATTGGCTGAATGTATTGCTAAATAACGTAAGGGCTGCACTTTTATTACTGGCTTTGCCATTTGGTAGTGCTTTAGCTCATGAAATGACACCGACTTACCCGAAGTTTAGTGAGTCGTTTATGTCTGGAATATCTGTAACTACGCTTAATATATTCAATAAGCGAAAAGACGTTTCTTACTATGAAATAGGTGTGTTTACCAAGGAGTGGGAGCCAGTTGCATTTGTTTCTCAGTATAAGGTAATACCTATGAAATATTTAGACACCTTATCCTTTGACTTGTATGTGAAAAGCTCAACTTTACATACTGTGGTATATATTTGTTCTATATCAAAGCTTGGGGCTGGCCTTACTGTGGCTTCAAAGATATGCTCAAAGGTTAAGCAATGAGAAGGCTGATGCTGTTGGCTCTATTGGTTGCTAACCCTGTATGGGCCAGTAACTCGCTGTCATTACAGCTACCAGGCAGTAACAGCAGTTATCAGTCAGATAAGTTTAAAACAGGCGACATGGATTGCTCAAACGCGATAGGTGGCACAATAAACCTAGAGTTTGGCGTTACAGGCATCATAAACAACGCAGCAAGCTTATTTAGCGCATCAAGTGAAAGCCCCCAATCAAAAGACATAGGCGTTTTCGCCAGGATAATTATGCCGTTGAATGCTCCAGAAGAGCGAATTAACTGCAACACGCTTTATCAGCTAGAGCTAAATAAAAAGCGATTAGAGATCATGAAACTAGAAACAGAGCTAAATGCTTTAAGACGATTGCAGCTAGGCGAATGACATGGCAGAAATAGAATACGGTGGTGTTAAATTAGGTGGCAGCAAGTTACTTCTTATAGTTCCATTGATCGGCACTATAGTAGGTGGCTTGTGGGGTGGATTTGAAGCGTATCAACGATACCTGGACATGGAGGCCCGCATCAGTGAGTTTGTGGCACCTGACTTGTCTGACTACGATAAGCGCATAGCTATAATGGAAAACAAGTTTGCTGTCATAGATAAAGGTACCGCTTTGCTTGAGGATGAAATATCGTCAATTAGGCTAGATACTGATGAGCAATACCTCACTATAAAAGACCTAAAAAAATCCATGCGTGATGATATAAACCGTCAAGAGAATATAATTGACAGGGTTGAGGACGATATATCTAAGATAGAAATTGATGTAAGAAACACCATAGATGTGGCTGATGGTCGTTTTGAGAGCAAGCGTGATCAATTACAGAATGATTATGAGCAGAAATCTGATACAATACGGTCAGATGTAGAACGAAAATTGTCCGAGCTTGAGTCAACGCTTAATAATAAGCTTCAGAGAGCTTTGGATAATCCGCTAGCTAATTAACAGGATTTACGTAATGTCAGGTATGCCAGATTTTGAAGCGGGCCAGTTGGTTTCTGCGGTTACTCAGTTGAATAAAGATGTTGAGTCGCTGACAATTACAATGACCAAGCTAAATGACAGGCTGGCGGCACAAGAGCTACAGCTAGCCAAAGGCAAGGGGATGGCAGCAGGTGTGATTGTTTTAGCAGCTACTTTAGGCGGTGTTTCATCGTACATAATGAACAGAATATGAGGCACTTATGGCACTTATCCCACTAGACCTACCACCAGGCGTATATCGCAATGGTACAGATTTACAGGCACAAGGCAGGTGGCGTGATGCTAACTTAGTTAGATGGCATGACAACACACTTAGACCTATAGGCGGCTGGCGTACCAGGGCAGATACAGCTAGTGCTGGTCAGATTCGTGGATTACACGCATGGGGTGAGAATACTGGTGATCGCTGGATAGCTGCAGGAAGCTACAGTAATTTATATGTCTACAGCGCAAGCGGTACTCAGTTCGACATAACACCTACTGGCTTAACAGTTGGAAATGAAGATGCTATACAAAGCGCTGGATTTGGCGATTCATTCTATGGCCTAGAATACTATGGTGTGCCTCGATTGGAGCTGTCTGCAGTTACTCCAGCCACCACATGGGCTATGGATTCATGGGGTGAGTATTTAGTCGCTTGTTCTAGCTCAGATGGGAAGGTATATGAATGGCAGCTTAACACAGGCGTTTTACCTACTGCTGTGGCTAACGCACCTGTAGGCAATAAGTCTATATTGGTTACAGAAGAGCGCTTTTTGATGTGTCTGGGAGCAGGTGGAAACCCACGCTTAGTCCAGTGGTCGGATCGTGAAAATAATACAGTATGGAACCCATTAGCAACTAATGAAGCTGGTAGTTTAGAACTTCAGACTGAAGGCAGTATAGAATGTGGTGTAAGAGTTCAGAACCAGGCACTTATACTGACCAATGTTGATGCTCATGTAGCTACATATTCTGGCCCACCATACGTATATGGCATTGAGCGGATAGGCACTGCTTGCGGTATTATCTCAAACAATGCGGTTTCTGTAGTAGATGCTGGTGCAGTCTGGATGGGTGGTAGATCATTCTATTCTTACTCAGGTGGAGCGGTAACAGAGGTCAATTGTGACGTGGCTGATTATGTATTTTCGGACATAAACGTAGGGCAGAAAAGCAAGATTTTCGCTGTAGCTAATGCTGCTTTTGGCGAGATATGGTGGTTTTACCCATCAAGCGGATCTAATGAAAATGATAGGTATGTTGTTTATAACTACAATGACAACAGCTGGTCTATAGGTTCAATGCCTAGGACTTCAGGTGTTGATTCAGGCGTGTTTAGATTCCCTATTTTTACGTCTGCCATAGACAAAAAACTATACGAACAAGAGGTTGGGTTTAACTATGACGGTGCAGAGCCGTTCATAGAGTCTGGCCCAATATCCATTGGTAATGGCGAAAGCGTGATGTCAGTGGTTCAAATGATTCCCGATGAGAAAACGCAAGGCGATGTTGACGCTACTTTCAAAACTAGATTCTATCCCAACGATGTGGAGAGAACATACGGCCCATACAATATGTCTAACCCCACTAGTCTACGCTTTACTGGCAGACAGGTCAGGGTTCGGATTGAAGGCGCTGTTAATACTGATTGGCGTGTTGGTATTAACCGACTTGAGGTCGTGGCTGGGGGAAGAAGATAATGAGAATAATAGACGCCCCACCAAAAGTTCTAAACTCTAACTGGGCGCAATGGGCGCAGCGTTTAAATATCTGGCTTTCCAAGACTCGAAGTGAATTACGCCATAAAGGTACGACAGAGTCAGCAACAGAAGATGGTATTTTGCTGTGGGATCCTGTGCGTACTGACCCTGTTATATCTGTCGATGGGGAGTATGTTCATATTGTTTTAGAGGGTGGATACGGTTCATTCACCAACACTACAGACCATAATTTAGCAGCTACAAATACAGCAACAGCGATTGATTTTGATACAACAAGCCTATCTGATGATATATCACTAAACGCAGGTGGTGATAGAGTTATATTTAGTCATGCTGGAGTGTATTCCATATCATTTTCTACCCAGATTACATCTAGTAGTGGCAGCCTAAAAACGGTATGGTTTTGGCCTAGAGTGAATGGTGTTGATGTGGCTGGATCTACAATTAAGGTATCCATTAAAGATAACTCAGCTACTACGGTAATGAGTAGAACAGCAGTATTTACACTAAGCGATAATGACTACTTACAAGCAATGTGGGCAGCGGATAGCACAGACGTAAAATTAGAGGCAGCACCAGCCACAGCATTTGCTCCATCAACACCTAGCGCAATACTTACAGCATCTAGGATACGACAACTATGAGCGAGTTAGAACGCTGTAGAGGTTGGATTGAATCAGCTTTAGAATATGGCGGTGGGACTCATTTATTTGAAGACATTGTTGAGTCTATTTCTTCTGGAAAGATGCAATTATGGCCTGCTAAAGACTCATGTTTAGTGACAGAAATTACAGTATATCCAAGGAAAAAGGTGCTTCATGTATTCCTTGGTGGTGGCGATCTCAATGAAATTTTGGGTATGCACCAATCAGTGGTACAATGGGCCAAAGACCAAGGTTGCGAAAGTCTTACTATGACAGGTCGTAAAGGCTGGGTTAAGGCATTAAAAAATGATGGCTGGAAATCACAGCTAGTGTTATTAGAAAAGAGGTTCTAGGCATGTCAAAAGGCGGTTCGACTACACAAAGCACAGATATTCCAAAATGGTTGGAAGACGCAGCTAAAGAAAACATTAATAAAGGTCGTGATGTCGCAAGTATAGGTTACACGCCTTACTATGGCCCAGAAGTGGCAGCCTTTAACCCAATGCAACAGCAGTCTATGCAATCTACTGGGAACGCAGCTAGCGCCTTTGGATTGGCCCCACAGGGCTTTGACGCTACAGCAGGTATTCCACAAGCTCAAACATTCGCAGGTGGCATTCAAGGTTACTCTAGCGCACCTATGTTTGAACAAGCTTTAAGCAGCCTGCAGCAAAACCGTCCAGGACAGTTTGATGCTATTAGCAATATGTTTATTGACCCATTCACTGGTTCAGCAGGCTCGAATGGCTCTTCATCTTCAAGTGCCTACGCAAATTCACCAGAGCAAATGAGTCAGATGTTTAGTAATAGCCCTACTAACTTCAGCCAGGGTGGTGGTAATACCTCACAAGGCGGTCAAGGCACTGGTTCAAGTTCAAGTTTTGAATCTAGCGGATATGATCGATTCCCAGCAGATAATGCGGGTGGGTTTGGCTACAATAACGATATGTTTACTCGGTCGGATACGGGTGCTTATTACCCAATACAAGAGCAAGCTCAGTTAAAAGACATGTTTGGCATGGGTGGCGGTCTTCCAGGATTGATGGGGGATATGTTAGGTGGCGACAGCAATATTGTAGGCGGCGCTTTATCCGCTTATGCTGATATGTCACCAGCGTCTGACTTTGTTAATCAAGTTCGATATGGTATGAATGAAGGCTCCATGCAGCAGTATGAAGCCATGTCTAAGTCTAATCCTAATTGGGCAAGTATGTCTGAGTTTGATAAGGTTGATGCTGCAAAGAAAGCGTATCAGGCAGGAACAGCATTACCAACACCTACTGCTCAAGCAAATGTAACACCTACACCATACCAAGGTGGCGGCATAGATCCACAGAGCTACATTAGCAGCGGATACGATCGATACCCTAACGTGGAAGTCACTCCATTGGCTAATAATAACATTGAGGCTTTAGACCTTATGTCTATGTTGGATATGGAAATTTCACAAGAAGAGTTAGATTATCGAGCGCAACAAGAAGCCGCTAAAAGGCGTATGGCAGCAGAGAAACTGCGCCAAGCTAGTCAATCTAGCAAATCAGATAGCAACAAACCTGCTCCTGCAACAGGTAGCAGTTGGACTCAAAAATCTCCAGGTAGCGGTGGTAGCTACAGCGGACAAGGCGATAGCTATGATCCAAGCGGTCGTTTTTAAACTAATTGCTAATTAAGCTACTAATACAAGGAATAAGATTATGGCAGGTTCATCACAAGGTATTTCGCAGCAAGCAGGCGGCCTAGCTGGAAGTTTTGTTGGAGGCGGGCCTGCTCCAATAATGGATATGAGGGCTAGGCTTCCTGATGAAAACGGGTTAGACCCACGTTATTCGCAAATGCCTATTCAGCCTAAGCGTGGAGGCGAGATACCTCTTAATGCTACGCCTCAACAAGCGCCGCAGTATGATGTTAATACAGCAGCAGCTCAAGGCTTACAGGCAGCTCAAATGGGTGCTTCAGCAGAGATGGGCTACAAGCCTATGGCTGTTAATAGCGGTGGTTATCGTCCAGCACAGACAGGCGCTACAGGCTACACTGCTGGTAACGTAGGCAGCCAGGGGTATGACGCTGCTCAGTCTGGCACAGCTCCTACATTAAGTGCAGGGCAAGTGGCTGCTGGTCAAATAGCTGGCACAGACTTACAGAATTATATGAACCCATACGAGAATCAAGTGGTTCAGCAATCGTTGGATGATCTTGAGCGTAGCCGACTAATGGCTCAGAACGTAGGTGGCGCACAAGCAGGTGCAGCTAACGCATTTGGTGGATCACGACAGGGTATTGCAGAGGCAGAGACTAACAGAGCTTTTGCAGAACAAGCAGCTCGCACAGCTTCTGGATTACGTCAGACAGGTTATCAGAATGCACAGCAAATGGCAGGGCAAGACATTGCTACAGGTATGCAAGCAAGCCTAGCTAACCAAGGTGCTAACCTACAGGCAGGCACAACATCTGCTCAGTTAGGGCAACAACGTGCCTTACAGAATCAGGCAGCACTAAACCAAGCAGGCCAATTCGGTGCAAGTGCAGCCAACCAAGCAGCATTGCAGAATCAAGCAGCTTTGAATCAGGCTAGACAATATGGTGCAGGTGCTACTAACCAAGCTTCATTGGCTAACCAAGGTGCTTTTAACCAAGCTGGTCAGTTTAACTCTAGCCAGAATATGCAGGCACAACTTGCTAACCAAGCAGCAGGTTTATCAGGCTCACAGCAGCGCCTACAAGCAGGCTCACAGCTAGGTAACTTGTCTAACCTGGGATTTGGTATGGGTCAAACTATTCAAAACCGTATGGATCAGCAAGGCAGTCAGCAGCAGGCATTGCAGCAGCAGTTAATTAACGCTGCCAAGCAACAGTACGCAGGTTATACTGGCGCACCAGCAGATTCATTACAGTATTTATTACAAGCGGTTGGCGCAGCTCCAGCAGTAGGCAGTCAAACTTCTGGATATACTCCAGGCTTATTTGATTATCTATCACTTGGTGCTTCAGCGATTGGGGGAAGATAATGGGTTTACTTGATAGCATTACCAATATGTCTGATTCAAACAAAGGCATAGCTTTAGGGCTTGCTTCTGGCTTTGCAGGCATGAGTGGAAATCCCAACGCAGGTGCGATCATGCAGGGCATTGCTCGCCAGCAGGATGCTTTGGCATTAAGGCGTAAAGAGGCTACTGCTAGTGATAAGCTAGCCTCACAATCTGCTATGGCTATTAAGATGCTTGGTGATAAATTCCCTATGCTAACGCAAGCTTTACAGGCTGGGATCATATCTCCTAACGATGCTATTACGGCTGCTAGAAAGGGATCGGACGTCAAGGTTGTTGGTAAGTCTTTAGTGGATACGGAAGGTAATGTTTTATTTACAAGTGAGGATGCAGGTAGCGGCAGTACAACAGCATTTGATACTTTAAAACTTAGGGCAAAAGACGCTGGTTTTGTAAAAGGTACTCCAGAGTATAAACAGTTCATGATCCAAGGTGGGGTTAATAAAGGCATGACTTTTACCTCAGATGGTAAAGGCGGAATCACAATGACTCAGGGTGGGGCTACTATAGCTAAACCAAAAACAGAAGGACAAGCCAACGCTACTGGATTTTGGAACAGAGTTGAAATAGCTAATAAAAACTTAGAAGCATTGGAGAATCAAGGTACTAGCTTTGCAGGTAATGTTCTTGCATCTTTACCGCTGGGTACTGGTAACTGGCTTCAGACAGAAGAATTTCAGTTGTATTCACAATCTCAAGAAGATTGGATAAATGCTGTATTGCGTGATGAATCGGGTGCCGCGATTGGCCCTGATGAATTTGAAAGTGCTAAGACTCAGTATTTTCCACAGGTAGGTGATAAGCCAGCAGTTATAGCTCAAAAGAGAGCAAACAGAAAAACCAAAGAGTTAGGTTTGTATACAAAATCAGGCAATGACACCCAATTTCCTACTGGCTATACCCCACGATCATCTAGTGGCGCAGGCGGCAAGACAGTTAAGACTTATGACGCACAGGGGAACCTAATCAGTGGCTAATGAAATAGTTATACAAGATGAGTCTGGAAATGTAATTGCTGAGTTTGCAGAAGGTACATCTGACGAAGTAATAAAAAAAGTATTAGCTAGGGATTTTCCAAGGAATAAGCCTCAAGCGCCTTCAGCCGATTGGATGCAAAACCTAAAAGAGCGTGACTATCTACAGCAAGCTCCCATGACTTCCAGAATATTGAAGCAAGCAGAGGGTATACCATTTGTAGGTGGCTGGATACAGGACGCAGCAGGATTGGTATCACCAGAGCTTGAAGCAAAAACTAAAGCTTTATCAGAGGCCAAACAAAGCCAAGATCCAATTGAGAGTGCTGCCTTGCAAGCTAGCGGTGCGCTAATCTCTACTGCTGTGGCTGCCCCAGTGGCTGCCCCAGTGGCGTTTGCAAGCTGGCTGTCTAAACTGCCAACAGTTCAGAAAATGATTGCATTAGGTGGCACTGGCGGACTTCTAGGTATGTTCGAGGGTGCTGTTAGTGGAGCTGGCAGAGGTGGCGAGGGCAATCGATTAGGAGGCGCTACAGAAGGTGCAGTTACAGGTGGTGCAGGTGGTGTATTGGGCGGTCTATTGCCACCAGCAGCAATAAAAGGTTATGAGAATTTAAAGTCAGCATTTAGAAACTATGGCCCAGAAGAAATAGCAAAATCATTAAATATTTCAGTTCCAGCAGCTCAGGTTATAGGTAATACTTTCCGTGACGCTGGGGGTGATTTTAAGGTTGCGCTTCAAAACATCTTTAATGCTGGTGAAGAAGGTATGCTTGCTGATTCAGGCGTGGCAGCACAGGCTTTACTTGACGCAGCACAAGCAACGGGCGGGCGAGCTGCACAAATAGGATCAGAAGAAGTTGCAGGCAGAGTATCTAGGCAAGGCGCACAACTATCTGGAGTTATGGATGCCAAGCTAGGCGCTCTGCCTAAGTTCGACGGAGTAACTGGCGGTGCAACCGACCTTGCTGAAGGTATTGCTGCCTCCACTAGACCAGCTAGGCAAGCGGCATATAAAGCTGCTTATGAAACACCTATAGATTATAGTTCTCAGGCAGGTAGAGATATAGAAGCTGTATTTGAAGCAATACCATTAAGGTTTAAAGGTAAGGCTATTGAAAGAGCCAACGACCAAATGAAGCTTG